GATCGCAATGTACTACATATGTGATACCTGCAACAGACGGTGGAGCGCAGATGCACAACCCGGCTGCGGTTTATGCTTAGAAATGTGGAGTTACATCGATGACAGAACTTAAATGCCCTCAGTGCGGCAGGTTACTATCTACCGGACACAAGCTTGACTGCACACACCTGCGAAAAATAGAACAAGTGGCGCAACCCAAGGAGGTCAAACCCGATGGCCATTAAGAAACGATTATCATTACCTACGGCAGAACAAGAGGCGGAAGCTGCCAAGCCCCGGCCCTTGAACATCGTCGCCAAGCCAAAGAAACCTATGCCGAAAGGGGGCGTAATAAGCGCCGTCTATGGGTCTGGGGTCACCCCTCAGCAAGTACGCCGCCTTGGCCTTCTTACACTCGATTGCAGCGAACCTATAGCGGATGCCCGCGTAACCCTAGAGGACCGCGTAACGGCAATGCGGACACCTTACGATCAAAACAACCCGCAAGAGGCAAGATACCGTGGAAGGGTGCGCAATCGCGGTACGGCAATCACTGCAATGTGTATAACCTGTGTAGGAACACGGAAGAACGTAACCGAGTGTATCGATACCGCTTGTCCATTGTGGGCGTGGCGTATGGGCAGCGATCCATTTTTTGGGAAAAAGAAATAATATGGCAAGTAACAACCCACCCGAAGTCATAGTCGAACTTACACAAGCCGAAGCGGATTTTCTATTGGAGAATTGCAAAGCAAACATACACTACGGTCTACAGGCCATCCAAGCTGCGGACTTAGACCCCAACGTGTCAGACGCATTTTTTATCAAGACGCAAGCGATGATAAAATATTTCAGCGAAATACGCAGCAGACTAAAAGACGCAGGGGCAAAAGATGCCGATTAGAAAACGTCTAACTGAACAGGAACGGTTGCGGCGGCAACTGCCGAATGGTTGGCGAAACGCAATTAAACATCCGCTGTTAGCTAAACTTTGCTATCAAGGCGAATTGTTCAATCCGACACCTATCAACGTGGTGCGCGCAATTAACCAAACGAAAAACTGGAAGGGTGCAAGCTGGACAGAAAAGATATTCGTTCAAGCGCTCGACATTCTGCTAGAGAAAGCTTTCGGGGAAGGGGTGCTTGATGCCGACAACTACAATCGATTGCAAGACCACCTGATTAGCAACGATGCCAAGATATATGTTCAAGATTGGAGGGCATGGCACGTGTGGCTGTGGGATATTTATCACGATAGCTTCAAGCTACAGGACATGGAAGCTGGTGATCTTAACCTACCAGAACTCATTCGACCCAAGCGTAAATTGAAACCCAAATCCAAGCTAAAGCGGCGGAAGGTGATTAAACCTAAGTAGGCGAGTTGCGCTGAAACAAAGTTTAAGATATAGTTCACGAAATTTCCATTGGAGTTCGTGAGCATGGCCGTCAAATCCCGCCGCAAAGTCAACGTCAAAAAACGTAGTACACCGCTCAAGCGGCAACGCAACGAGTACCGAACATTTGCAGGTGGTATTGCCGACGATGTTACGGGCAATACGGCGGAACTGTCCGAACTTACGGATATGGCTTTGATGAACAAGGGCATGTACGGCCTGTTCGAAGACACCAGCCCACACTACAGCGTTATCCAAGGCGACATTATGGGTAACCACGGATTGCGAATGGTGGAACCCGTGTATGCTTACCGCGACTTGCTCAAGCTGTTCCATGCGTCCACCATCTTGCGTCAATGTGTAGATAGCATGGTAACCAATATCGAAAGTTACGGGCTTGAACTGGAATATATCGGCCCAGAGGGGTCGGAAGACGGCCTCGCCGCACAGAACGAGAAAAAGCGTGTTCAACGGCTGCTTGGCACCTTGACTTCGGACGCTCGCCCCCTTGCCAAGCACCGTGAGGACAGTCGCGTAGACAAGGAAGTCCTCGGCGCACGATGCTTTGAGGTAATTCAGGACGCCGTTGGCCGTGTGGTATCCTTTGATCACGTGTCCACCAACAACATGCGTATGACTTCAAAAGAGAAAGAGCCTACGGAGGTATTCATTACCGATCCGGCGACAGGCGCACGTAAACTGATCAAGCGCAGGTTTCGCCGTTACGTACAGATCAACGATAACGGCAAGAAAACATTCTTCAAGGAATATGGCGATCCTCGCAAGATCAACCCCGAAACGGGCAAGGTAGATTTTTCTATACCAATCGAAGACGAAGCTACTGCCATATTCTATGACGGGCTTTACTGCCCCGGCACACCTTGCGGTGTACCGCGCTGGGCGGGGTCTATCCCAGCGCTTCTTGGTTCTAGGGAAGCTGAAATGGTCAACCTCAATTTCTTCCGTGACAACGCAATCCCTGCCATGGCTATTTTGGTAAGCGGCGGCGCACTTACGGAAGAAAGCTTCGACAAGATCGAAAGCTACATCGCTGGCGTTCGCGGAGCCAAGTCCATGAACCGCATCGTTGTCATGGAAGCTGTAAGCGAAGGTGCCGAAGCTGCTTCAATCGATGGTTCAATGCCCGCGCCGAAGGTGGACATTAAACCTATGCTTTCCGAGCGACAGCACGAAGGACTGTTCAAGAACTATATAGAAGAAGCAGAACGTAAAGCGCGGTCGTCATTTCGACTGCCACCGATCTACATTGGTTCGGCGTCGGAGTACAACCGTGCATCCGCCTTTGCATCCGTTCTGACGGCAGACCAGCAAATCTTCGTGCCGGAGCGTATGGCGTGGGATGACATGTTCGAATATGTGGTGCTGTCTACACACAACATTCGCTTCTGGCGTGTACGATCTGCTGGCCCCGGCCTACAAGACCCGCAAGAGGTCGCACGTGTCGTTACCAGCCTTGGCCGCGAAGGCGCACTCACCCCGAACATCGCTATCAAAATTGCCAACCGTTATTTGGACGCGGACATTCGCCCTATCATGGACGAATGGGGCAATCTTCCATTCAACGTGGTCATGCAATACGTCAAGTCGGGAAAGGTTTTGACGGGCCTCGACATTTTCGAAGAAGAACTCGAAGCGGCAGTACCTACGGACCCGAACGATGCCCCGGCCCCAGAAAACAATATACCGCCTTTGCAAAAAGCCTTGCGAAGACTGCTTGACGAGGTTACAGATAGCATGTCCGAGCAATTGGACGAAATCCAACAATCGATTGCAAGCACGGAGACGGCATAATGCTTACCGCAGCACAGATCATCGCCAAATCCAAAGGAAAACTTCCAAAGATCATATCAGTTGCGGACATTTTGCGAAAATCGGTGCCGGGGCGACCTGAACTTATCCGCGCTGAATACGATATACACAGCATCGCGGCTGACGAACGATTGGTAACGGGGCAAGTATACGCCCCAGACACCATCGACAGTCACGGCCACTTTATGACTGCCAAAGAGTTAAAGAAGATCGCCCATCAATTTATGACGGACGGCCTTATCACATCCATCGATGTACAGCACAACAATGTGACGGTGCCAGCAACCATCGTGGAAAGCTTCATTGCCCGCAAAGGCGACCCAGATTTCGAGGAAGGTTCGTGGGTTGCCACTACCAAGATCGATGATCCTGTCATTTGGAAGGCGGTGAAAGACGGTCAACTTAATGGCTATTCATTCGAGATTTTGACCTACCGTGACGATATGGTTGTAGAGTTCGAATACGCATCGTGGTATTATGGGTTTACGGACCCCGATGCACATGATAAACATGATCATCCATTCATGGTCCGCTTGGACGACAATGGGGAAATCGTTTGGGGTGCCACAGGCATCGGATCAGACGGAAGCCCCGCCCATTCCATCACACAATCCAACATTACAGAAGCAGTCGGTGGGAAATCCCACCGCATTCATTTGAGGGACCAATGAGAGGTAAAATCAAATCCGCACGTAGGAAGGCAAGCAAGCTTCACGGCGCCAATGCCATGTTTGTATCGCTTGTGGACGCGGGCGCAAATGAAACGCCCTTCACCATCATCAAATCAGCAGACGGAGCAAGTGCCATGATTAAGAAACGCGGACAAACCAATACGAAGAAGTCGCACAAAGCTGTTTCCACCAACAAGAAAACAGTAACGGCGGCGACCACCACTGAAACCCTCATTGCCAAGATGGTTTTCTCTGCCGAACATTTCAAAACAAAGAAATCGGTTCAGGATTACATCGACGGTGCCGAATGGGATGCGGATAGCGTCAAGATCGTCAAGAACGCGGACGGCGATTGGGTTGCCCGTGCAAACGATCTGACTGATGACGACTTTACCAAGATCGCCAAAGTCAACCTCGAAGACGAAGACGGTATTGAAGGTATCGAAGCT